GGTGGTCAACGCATTGACCGTCAATATGGTGACTGGATGCACATCTGGAACCAACTTACCATGACCTCCGAACAACAACGCGGTTATTTCAAGATGATTGGAAACACCACTCAACTCACCTTCATCACCGATCCCTCTTTCGCTGATGTTGATGGGCCTTGTGACTCCACCGCTCCCCGTCAAGTGTGCGCTCCCCGTAACGCCCTTCCCGAGACCACCCTTTACGTGCCTTTCCAATTCTGGTTTTGCACCAACCCCGGTCTTGCTCTTCCTTTGATTGCTCTCCAATACCACGAGGTCAAGATCAACCTCGATCTTCGCCCCATTGATGAGTGCTTGTGGGCTGTCACTTCCCTCAGTTGCAACACTGGTGCTCTCCCCAACGCCCCTGTTAACCAACGAAGTGTTGGAACCCCCGTCACTGCGACCATCGCATACAACCAATCTTTGGTTGCTGCATCTTTGTACGTCGACTATGTCTTCTTGGACACTGACGAACGTCGTCGTTTTGCCCAAAATCCCCACGAATATTTGATCACCCAACTTCAATTCACTGGTGATGAATCTGTCGGCTCTTCCAGTAACAAAATCAAGCTTAATTTTAACCACCCAGTAAAGGAATTGATCTGGGTTGTTCAACCTGACCAAAACGTTGATTATTGCTCGTCTCTCCTTTGCGACGCCACCTTGTTCAAGGTGCTTGGCGCTCAACCCTTCAACTACACCGATGCCGTCGATGCGCTCCCCAATGCCATCCACGCTTTCGGTGGCCCCGACGCCACTGCTGGTGCTGGTGCTTTCATTGATGCCCGTGGCCTCTTCCAAGACGCGGGTGCTATGGATGAATACATTGGAGCCGGTTTCACTGGATACTGGCACGGAGGCGTTTACAACAACGCCTTGAACGAGCCCAACTTCGGTGGTCCCCAAGTCGGACTCAACGCCGCTGACACTGCTAACCAAGCCAACGTTCTTGCCTCCCTCGGGTTGTCCAGTCTTTCTCAATTCAACGGTGCTCCCCACACCAACCACAACCAAGGCTCATCCGTGTCTGATGCCGGAACCTTCGTTCTTTCTGAGACCTCTTTGGACATGCACTGTTGGGGCCAAAACCCCGTCGTTGTTGCTAAGCTCCAACTCAACGGCCAAGATCGCTTCTCTGAGCGTGAAGGGTCTTACTTCTCTTGGGTCCAACCCTACCAGGTGCACACCCGTTGCCCCGATGAAGGTATCAACGTGTACTCCTTTGCCCTCCGCCCCGAGGAACATCAACCTTCAGGGACGTGCAACTTCTCCCGAATTGACAATGCCACCCTCCAACTTGTGCTCTCCAACGCCACTGTTGAGGGAACTCGCACTGCCAAGGTCCGTGTCTATGCCACCAACTACAATGTTCTCCGCATTATGTCTGGTATGGGTGGGCTTGCTTATTCCAATTAAACACCATATATCGTGTCATTTTATATTTATTTTATTAATATAATGTTAATTTAATACTATAGTAATTTATAGTATTAAAGAACTTGGTTTTGTTTATTATAAACAAAATAACAATATAAAGACAATACTGTTATATACATTATAAAGTATGCAATCACTAAATATTGTTCACTTAATTGAGTCAAATCCAATCACCAAGCTTACGAATGTCTATAATAACAAATTTTTGACGAAAATTCAAGAAAATTTTTCAGAAATGGAGCAACAATTGTTTGTTGCGTCGTGTTATTGTTATCTAAATTACAACCAAACCGCCGATTTTGTTATTGATTTAGATAATATATGGAAATGGTTGGGGTTTTCTACAAAACAAAACGCAAAAACATTATTAGAAAAATTTTTTAAAATAGACATTGATTATAAAAACTTGCTTATGTTGGCGCATAAGCAAGATTCAGGTGAAGAAAAAAAACACGGTGGACACAATAAAGAAACCATTATGCTTACAGTAAAAACATTTAAATTATATTGTATCAAAGCAGAAACAAAAAAGGCAAAAGAAATCCACGAATATTTTATAAAATTAGAAGAAATATTACAACAAATAATCCAAGAAGAAAGTAACGAATTAAAATTACAACTAGAAGACGCCAAAAAGGAAATTATACATTTAGAAGACAAAAAGACGCAAGAATATAATATAAAACTAGAGAAGCAAAAGATATTAGAAAGAGAAAAAATTTTGCTGAAGGAATATGCAACGGCTGGTGCCATTTTTTACGTTATAAAAGTTAAAACATTTGAAAATGGGCGATATATTGTAAAAGTAGGTGAAAGTCGTAAAGGAGTGTTGGATAGATATAAAGAACATAAAACTAAATATGAAGAATGTTTATTATTAGATTGTTTTATCGTCAATAAAAGTAAGGATTTTGAAACTTTTATAAAAGAACACGATCTCATTAGAGGAAGTAAAGTAAATGACTTACCTAGCCACGAAACAGAAATGGAATTATTTTTAATTGGAAAAAATCTATCTTATCAATCGTTATTAAATATTATTAACAACAATATAAAATATTTCAATAATAACGATACAAATAAACTAGAACTTGAAATTGAACAGTTAAAATTAATGCTTGAAATGAAAAATTCAAATAACGACAATTTATTGATTCAAGAATTAGTTAACACTATAAAACAACTATCGGGAAAAATAGATAACTTGGAAAACTCAAATAAAGATATTTCGTCCAAATTAAACTCATTACAAACAAAAACAACAACTAATTTTCAAGAACCATTAGCAACAGTGGGACTAAGATTACAACAAATAAATTCCGAAACGATGACAATAAATAAAGTATATGAATCAGTTGCTGAATGTATAAAAGAGTATAATTTCAAAGTAAAAAGACCGAGTATAGTTAAAGCTATCGAGGATAATACTGTTTATAATGGTTTTAGATGGGCATTTGTAGATAGAAATACAGATCCAAATATAATTGCAAATATTCTTCCAACAAAACAAACCAAAACACAAAATCTAGGATATATTGCGAAATTAAATAAGGAGAAAACGGAGATTCTCAATGTTTATCTGGATAGAAAAAACGCAGCGACAAGTAATGATTATGCGTCTAGTTCATCATTAGATACACCGGTTAAAAACGTGTCATTGACAAATGGACACTATTATATATTATATGATAAATGTGATAATGAACTAAAAACCGGATTCGTTCAAAAATACGGAGAGCCATTATTATATAAAGATGGTGTCGGTCAATACAATGTTGAAAATAATTTAGTCGCCGAATTCGTATGTAAATATGATTGTATCAAACAATTAAAAATGAGTGATAAAACATTGACAAAAGCTTTGGATAATAATTTATTGTATAATAATTGTTATTTTAAAAGTGTGGGTAGTAAATTAAAATGTGTGTAGAATCGAATCCTGCATATTCCGTCTACAGATTCCAATCGCTGACATTCACCTTCGGCTACGTTTTTCTCCAAAGTCACAAAATAAAATTGATTGGTAATAATATATACATAGTTACATATTATACTATTATGAAAACATTTGAAGAAGAAATTGAACAGAGCAATATTATTAAAAATAATTATGAATGTGATATTATTGTAAATGAAAATAAGCCATATACATTATATAATGCTTGCGATATAGGTAAAATATTAGGTATGAGTAGTATAAGGTCCATTATTAGATCATTTGATAATAATGAAAAAATAAATGTTTCAAAAACAACAAAAGGTGGAAGTCAAAATGTATCATATATTACTTACGATGGATTGATAAAATTATTATTAAAAAGTAGAAAACCCGAATCTATTGACTTGTCAATTATGATGGGGTTGGATAGAAAAACACAATTTTATGTATCTGTTGAAACAGATATTATTAAATGTATATTAACAACATTTGATGGTAATAATATGAAACCTCAATATAAAATTGACAATTATTATATAGATTTATATTTTCCTGATTATTTATTGGCTATTGAATGCGATGAATTTCATCATAACAATTCTAAAAATAAAATATATGATGACATTAGAACTATACATATAACTAAAACTCTATGTTGTAAGTTTATAAGATTTAACCCATATGATATCAAGTTTAATTTATTTACATTATTAAATGATATACATAGACATTTATTCATCTATAAAAAACAAAATATTGTTGGAGCGATCTGTATATGAAGTCGGATGTAAGCGACTGGACTCTGTAGACGGTGGAGTTGGAGCGGAACACTTCTGTTCACTTCGCTCACATCCGTGTTCCAGTCGCTCACATCCGCTTACGCTACGACTCGCTCCAAATTAATATAAAAAATTGAATTGATAATAAACAATAATATGACATACACAATAAAATGGAATATTCACGTTTAATTACAACTGGATTTAAGAATACTTATTTCAAAATAGTTTTCACATCAAATTCACACCAATATTTAATAAATCCACAATGGACAGTCACACAATTTATCGAAATTATGCGTCCGGTAGTTTGCCGAGATTTTAATTTAGAAAACTGTGAATTTGTCGATACAATTCAACAACATATACCTTTGGAGCGAGCCGTAGCCGAAGGCGCTGGTGAGCGAGGGAACTCCGTAGACGTTAGTCGAAGGATTTCCGAAAATGGTGCAGCACTTATTTATCAAAATAATGTCACACTTGCGTCAAAATACGGGGATGATTTAAATGTTGCGTTTTATATCAGACCTATTTCTATCCAACTAATAGAAATACCAGAAAATGATACTCAATTGCGATGTGTTATTTGTATGACACGGCAACGAAATATGTTATTTAATCCGTGCCGACATATTTGTTGTTGTTCTGAATGCGCATATAATAATATACACGAATGCCCGATATGCCGACAAGTAATATCTGAACAATTTGCAATATATTTATACTAATAATAAATCT